GGTATTGCAGCTACAACTGTTCCAGGTATTGGAGTTACAACTTTATTACCTTCAACTGTTTTTGCAATTAAAGAAGATAGTGATACAATCAAAGTAGCGGTTGCAGAAACTTTTGCAAATGCAGGTGTGGCAGTATCATTTGTTAATATTACTGGAATAGGAAATAGTCATACTTTATCAGTTCCATCTGAAAATGCAACAATTAGAAGTTTAATTAGTATTGACAATATAATTCAAAGTCCATTAGGAATAACAACTGCTATTTCAGTAGGATTGAGCACTGAAGTTGGAATATCTACTGATTCTGTTTTCTTAAATAATGTTTCTGAAATAGCAGGTAAGTCTTTACTTAGAATTGAAGATGAAATATTTAAAGTTAATTTAGTTGGAGTTGGTTCAACTAATTCATTAAGTGTTGATAGAGGTCAAATGGGGACAGTAGCAGCTGCTCATACAGTTGGTGCTGCAGTTACTGTATTAAAAGGAGATTATAGACTTAATGAAGGTAAAATTTATTTTTCAGAAGCACCTTATGGGCCAACTGGAGGAATATCTACATTTTCAACATTTACTGGTAGAGCATACTATAGATTAAATTATGATACAAATAAAATTATAGATGATATTTCAGATAGATTTGATGGTTCAACTGATCAATTTAATTTAACTTCAAATAATGTTCAATTAACTGGAATAAACAGTAGTTTTGGTGCAGTTTTAATTAATAATATTTTCCAGAAACCATATCTTGGTGTTGTTGGATCTTCGGCACTAGCAGATTATACAATAGTTGGTACTGGTCAAACAATTGATTTTACAGGAACTGGTGCTAATAAAGATTTGCCAAGAGGCGGTATTATTAATGAATTTGATGTTGGAATTGGAAGTGGGTATCAGTTCCCAAGAAAAGCAATATTTAGTGCTGTTGTTTCTAACTCTGGAACTATACAATCAGTTGGAATCGAAACTGGAGGAGCTGGTTACTTATCTAATCCTTTAGTTTCAATAAGTTCTACTATTGGAACAGGTGCGACATTTACAGCTTCAGTTACTGCAGGTGTTGTTACTTCTATATCAATTAATAGTGTAGGAAGCGGATACACTAACACAGGTATATCTACAGGATTGAGTTTCATTACTGTTGCTCCACCTAGTCCCTATAAAGATATCCCATTAACTGGTGGAAGTGGATCTGGTGCATCTATAGATGTCGTTGTTGGCACTGGCGGTAGTATTATATCATTTGATATGGTAAATCGTGGATTTGGTTATGAAATTGGAGACAATTTGGAATTATCCACAATACCTTTCCAAGTTGGTATAGGAACAAGTGCGTTTAACATAACAGTTAAAAATAGATATCAAGATAAATTTGCAGGATGGTGTTTTGGTCAATTATTGGAATTGGATGATTTTAGTGTTCAATTTAATGGATTTAGAAAATCATTCCTAATTACAAGAACAATATCAACAAAAGAATATTACAGTATAGTTGCACAAAAAGGATCAGGAATAATACTGCAAAATAATTTATTAATATTCATTAATGATATATTGCAAAAACCAGGTATTGATTATGAATTTGGTGGTGGAACGAGAATAACATTTAATGAGGCACCAAAAGGTGGTAGTAAATTTAGAATGTATTTCTATGCTGGATCTACAGCAGATTTTGACGAAATTGATATTGATGAAACTATAAAACCAGGTGATGAATTAAGATTACAAAAATATTCTGGTATTACAGAGCAAAATAATAGAGTCATTTACGCATTAATCTCTGCTGATACTGTAGAAACACAAACTTATTCTGGAGTTGGTATATCAACTGATTCAACTTTCTTAAGACCAACGGTTTGGAGAAAACAAACTCAAGATATAACAATAGATGGATTGAGAATATCAAAAGAAAGAAATTACTTAGAACCAAAAATATTACCAACTTCAGGAATTATAAAGTCTGTTTCATCTACAGATACCAGAATATACATTAAGGATTCTTGGTCTTTTTCAGTTGTTGATGGATTGGAAGGAAACTTAAACAATATATCCATAGTTGGTATTGAATCAGCAACACCAAAAATTGAGTCTATCAAAAATGCAACTTACAATGGCGATTATGGTGATATTATTGGAATAGGAACACAAACAACTGGTATTAATACTACTGGGCCTGCTTTATTCTTTGACTTTAAACCTGATCTTACTATTTTTCCTTCCAATTTAAATGAAGTTGGCAATAAAGAGAGATTAAAAACTGGTATCACTACTGGAGATTATTTTGTAATTCAAAATACTTCCATAGGAAGTAGCACTAGTGGAGTTACTGGAATTAAAACCACATCTTCTGGCCCAGAAACTATTGGTGTTGGAACTAATTTCTTAGATAATGTGTATTTTGCTGAACATATAGTTGGAATAGGAGTATCTGTTGTAAGAGTATTCTCAAACGTACAATCAATTTCTGGAATTAATACAGTTGGATTGACCACTTATGCTAGAGGTGGTAAATACAGTTGGGGTGCAGTAAATGTATCCAGGACATCAAATTCCAAATCCTTTGAATTCTTTAATCAAAATGGAGTTTCAGGTATAGAAACATCAGCCCAAGTGATAAGGTCTGCACCTATAAAAGCAAGTTATACATAACAGGTATAAATAATCAAAAATGTAAGAATCAATGCCCGCAATAATCACTGATCAATATCGAATATTAAACGCAGAAACTTTTGTAGATAGTTTTGTGGGTATTGGCACGACTGGAAATAATAACTATTATACTTTTTTAGGACACCCAGATCCAACTAATCTTACGGATGCGATTGGATATGGTGATGCGAGTTGGGGAACAGAAGCACCAAATCCAATAGATAACTTTGATCAAGAGAATAGATATCATGATAGTATGTTATTTGTTAAACAAGTTACTTCTAGTGATGTTCGAAGAGTTATACCTCGTATTGATTGGCAAAGTGGAACAGTTTATGAAATGTATAAAAATAATTATAGTGCCACGAATAGAACATC